GGATTCCTATGAAGTAACTGATATGATGGGCTTTGGAACTTACAATCAGAAGCCCGGTACATGGTCGGACGATAGTTCAATGACCCTTGCAACCCTTGAAAGTATGGGGCGCATTGGTTCGTTTGATGCCGCCGATATTATGAACAATTTCTATCAGTGGTTGCAGAATGATAAATTTACCCCGTGGGGCAAGGTGTTTGATGTGGGTGGTGCTACAAGGCGGGCAATCGTGCGATATGCGAACGGAACTGACCCGGTGAAATGCGGCGGTAAAACCCGCATGGACAACGGGAACGGTGCGTTGATGCGTATTCTTCCCGTGGCTATGCTTGCGGAAACTGATCCACATGACAAAATGGTGACGGTGAAAAGCATTGCAGGGCTTACCCACAACCACCCAATTTCACATATCGCTTGCTTCATTTATGCGTTCATGGTTGAAAATCTGATAAACAATGTTGATAAGCGTTCAGCCCTTTCCAATGCAATTCAGGTTGTGGGCGGGGTTTATGGTGAAACTGAAATGTGGCAGGAATTCCGTTTCCTTGCTGAAATTGATAAGTTTGACCGTGACGAAATCAAAAGTTCCGGCTATGTGGTGGACACGCTGGAAGCTGCTGTTTGGTGTTTCCTGAATTCATGCAGCTATCGGGAATGTGTTTTGCTGGCGGTGAACTTAGGCAGCGACACCGACACAGTAGCGGCGGTTGCCGGTGGGCTTGCCGGGATTTATTACGGTTGCGGTGGTGAAAGCGGCATTCCTGATGAATGGATTGCACAGATTCCCCGGAAAGACTGGATCAAGGAGTTATGTGATAAATTTGAAAGTTAATTTTCAAAACTGAAAAACATTCAAGTTTTCATTCCAGTTACATTCAAGTTGTAGTTGTGGGAACTGGAATGAAGGGAAACGCTTGCTATACGGGGATTTTCATTCAATTCATTCAACTTCTTCAACTTGTTTTTGAGTTCTTTATAAATTAGAAAAAATCAATATCATTTTTTACAGTGTTTTTCTAAAAATAGAGTAATAAGAAACAACAAGTTGAAGTTGAATGAATTCCCCGGTGCTGATTTGAAAATCCGCATGAATACAGAATTTTTCTTCATTCCACTTTCACATTCAAGTTAGAAAGGCGGTGCTTCCATGAAAGCGAAAGAATATTTGCAGCAGTTGCAGCGATTAGATACGATGATAAATCAGAAAATCAAAGAATTAGGTGATTTACGCCTGATGTCGCAGAGTGTCGGCGGCATTGATTATTCAAAAGAGCGTGTGCAGTCCAGCCCTTCCGGGGATGCCCCATTTGTGAAGCCTGTTTTGCGTATGATTGAGCTTGAACAGGAAATCAATACAGAGATTGACCGCTTTGTTGATGAAAAGCATGAAATCATCAATCAGATTCAGGCTTTGCAGAACCCGAAACACATTGATATTCTGTATAAGCACTATGTTGAATTCAAACGGCTTGAAATCGTTGCCGTTGAAATGAACTTTACATATCAATACATTGTCGAATTGCACGGTACAGCGTTGAAGGAATTCCAGCTTACCCATGAAAACCTATTGAATTCCAATGACGAACCCTGATATAATGATAAAGTGAAAAATCAGCGGGAACATAGTTCCTTGCTGATTTTTTCGTTTTCCCGGTGGGGTACTCATAGCCGAATGAAAGACAGGTCGGTGAACTCCTACCCACCGGGAAAATCTTTTTTATTGCCAAAATCACACAGAAAGGAAGTGAACTTTCAATATGGCAAAAGGAAAATATGAACACTGGTTGACAGAAGAAGGTTTGCTTCAACTGGAAGCGTGGGCAAGGAACGGCTTGACGGATGAACAGATTGCTTCCAATATGGGAATTGGATATTCCACATTGCAGACTTGGAAATCAAAGTATCAAGACATTCAAGACACCCTAAAAAGGGGGAAGGCAGTTGTTGACATTCAGGTTGAAAATGCTTTGTTGAAAAGGGCATTGGGTTATTCCTATGTTGAAACAACCCGTGAACAGGTCATTGATTATGACAAAACAACGGGCGTTCCAATCGGTTCACACATGGAAGTTACAAAAGAGGTCACAAAGGAAGTTGTTCCTGATACCACAGCACAAATCTTTTGGTTGAAGAACAGGAAGCCGGAAGATTGGCGTGATAAAAGGGATGTTGCTGTTGAAGGTACTTTGAATACAAACAACCCGTTTGAAGGTTTGACAACGGAAGAATTAAGAAAGATTATTGACAATGAATGATCTTCAAAAATTCGCCCGCATTGAACTTTCTAAACGGGATTTTTTTGTATATTGCAACACAAAAGCACCTGACTTTTACAAGAAAGACAGAACCTTCCTTGTTGAGTTTTGCACAGACCTTCAAACCTTCCTTCAAAGTGATGAACATGAAATCTTGGTTGTGAATATGCCGCCCCGTCATGGCAAATCACGAACCATAGGAAACTTTGTTGAATGGGTGCTTGGTAACGATCAAACCCAAAAGATTATGACGGGTTCATATAACGAAATTCTTTCAACCAACTTTTCAAAGGGTGTGCGAAACACCATTCAGGAAGTAAAGGCTGATAAGGATAAAATCATATATTCAGACATTTTCCCCGGTGTAAAAATCAAATGGGGCGATGGTGCTATGAATATGTGGTCGTTGGAAAATGGCTATAATAACTATTTGGCTACTTCTCCAACAGGTACAGCAACAGGTTTTGGCGCAACCCTGATGATTATTGATGATTTAATCAAATCTTCCCTTGAAGCGAACAACGCTGATACCCTTGAAAAACATTGGTCATGGTTTACTGATACAATGCTTTCAAGATTGGAAGAAGGCGGCAAAATCATAATCGTTATGACCCGGTGGCACAGCTTAGACTTAGCCGGACGGATCATTGACGAATACGGCGATAAGGTCAAGGTTGTTCAATACAAAGCGGTTCAGGATGATGGTTCAATGCTTTGCCCGGAAATTCTTTCCCGGAAGTCTTACGAAACCAAAAGAAAAGCTATGGGCGTTGAGATTGCAGAAGCGAACTACCAACAGAACCCGATTGACATTAAGGGCAGACTGTACGGAAGGTTCAAAACTTACACTGAACTTCCGAAAGACAGTTCCGGGCATTTGCTTTGTTCTGCTGTTAAGAACTACACTGATACAGCAGATACAGGTGACGATTTTCTTTGTAGTATCAATTATGTTGAGTACAACAAGGAAGCCTATGTTATCAATGTCATTTA